CAATGGCATTCCAAGTATCACCAGGAGTTCAGGTCAAAGAAATTGACTTGACAAATGTCGTTCCGGCTGTTTCTACCTCAATCGGTGGATTCGTCGGAGCTTTCAGCTGGGGTCCTGCCGAGGAAATCCGTACTGTCTCGAGCGAGAAAGAGCTCGTAAACACATTCGGTTCCCCGAACGACACCACAGCAAAATCATTTTTCACCGCCGCTTCATTTTTGAAGTACGCGACAGCACTCAAGACTGTCCGTGTTGTCGGTACAGGCGCCCTAAACGCGACGTCGGGCGACGCCGGAAATACTGGCCTCTTAATCAAGAATCGTCAAACATATGACGATACAAAATCATCAGGTGGAAATGCTCGTGGAGTCTGGGGAGCCAAATTCCCTGGTGCTCTTGGAAATTCTCTTCGAGTTGAGGTTTGCTCGAATGCAACTGCCTTCGGTGTTTGGACGACGACTGTAAACGGCGTCACTATCAACTATGCATCGAACTTCAACGCTGCTCCAGGAACTAGCGCATACGCTGCGCAGTACGGATCGTCAAATGACGAGATGCATATCCTTGTCATCGATGAGGACGGTTTGATCAGCGGAACAAAGGGACAGGTCCTTGAAAAGTTTGCCTTTGTTTCTCAGGCCTCAGATGCGGTCAAGTCTGATGGAACGTCCAACTATTATAAGAATGTCATCAACAACGAATCGAACTATATCTATTGGCTCGATCATTTTGATGCGGTGAATCTTCCAAGCACGATCCTCCAGAATTCCGGAGAATCGGCTTCTGCCACTGCAGTATCATTTGATACGGAAAATACTATTGTCGGTCTATCGTTGACCGGTGGAGCAAACGGCAGCGCAGTTAGTACGTCAGATATTAGTACCGGTATCGATGTCTTTGCTGATGCTGAGACGGTTGATGTTAATCTGCTCTTCTCTACGAATGACGCTAATGGTACTAACACGATCGCTGAAAAGCTGATCTCGGTTGCTAATGCACGCAAAGATGTTGTGGTTTTCGTATCGCCTCCAACTGAGGATACTGTCGGAACTTCAACTCCTGCAGCAGACGTCAAGGCCTGGGCAGATTCGCTCACCTCGACGTCGTACGCCGTCATCGACAGCACCTCAGTCAAGGTCTACGACAAGTACAACGACGTTTACCGCTGGATTCCTGCTTGCGGTCACGTTGCTGGCCTCTGCGCTTACACCGACAACGTTGCTGATGCTTGGTTCTCACCAGCCGGTCTGAATCGTGGCCAACTGCTCGGTATCACGAAGATCGCCTTCAATCCAAAGCAGGCCGATCGTGACACCCTGTACAAGGCCCGCGTCAATCCAATCGTCTCCTTCCCAGGTCAGGGAACTGTCCTCTATGGAGACAAGACTGCTCTGGCAAAGCCATCAGCCTTTGATCGCATCAATGTCCGCCGTCTGTTCATTGCCCTTGAGAAGTCGATCTCTACGGCTGCTAAGTTCCAGCTGTTCGAGCTGAACGATGAGTTCACTCGCGCAATGTTCCGCAATATGGTCGAACCATTCCTGCGTGACGTTCAGGGCCGCCGCGGCATTACTGACTTCAAGGTGGTATGTGACGAGACCAATAACACTGGTGACGTCATCGACCGCAATGAGTTCCGTGCTGACATCTATATCAAGCCAGCACGTTCAATCAACTTCATCACTCTGAATTTCATCGCCACTCGCACTGGCGTCGATTTCTCCGAGCTGGTTGGAAAATAATAACCACTAACCAAAGGAGAACCCTATCATGGCTAACTTAGGTATTAATGACTTCAAAGCAAAGCTGGTCGGTGGCGGAGCACGCAACAACCTGTTCAAGGTCACCGCAAACTTTCCTGCCTATGCGGCAGGAAATGTTGAGCTTGCTTCCTTCCTGATCAAGGCTGCTCAGCTGCCTTCATCACTAATCGCCCCAATCACGATCCCATTCCGCGGTCGTCAACTCCAGATTGCTGGAGACCGTACGTTCGAGGCATGGGGCGTGACGGTAATCAATGACACCGACTTCCAGTTGCGCAATGCTTTTGAGCGCTGGATGAATGGAATCAACGCTCACGCTGCAAATACTGGAGAGACCAATCCATCACAGTATATGGCAGACCTCGCTGTTGAGCAACTCGACCGTCAAGGTCAAGTCCTCAAGCGCTACGATTTCCGTGGCTGCTGGCCTTCAGCAGTCTCAGCAATCGATGTCAGCTACGACTCAGAGAACACGATCGAAGAATTCGGAGTCGAATTCCAGATCACCTACTGGGAATCAAATACCACGAACTAAGGTTCGTTTTTCTCTAATAAATATGGCGTGGGAGCGAGTCTTTGGATTCCTCCCACGCCTTTCTCTTAGACTGAACTGTTATATCATATGCCTCTCCAATTCTTCGGATTTACGCTAGACAGAGTTAAACCTGGTCAGGATAGAGACCTGCTTCGTCAGAAGAATCAGG